TATTGTAATCATGACTAGATGGCATGAGGACGATCTTGCAGGTCGATTGCTGAAGGAGATGACTTTACCTTGGGAGGAAATCAAAATACCAGCAATAGCAGAAGATGACGATTTACTAGGAAGAAAACCAGGAGAAGCGCTGGCACCTGAAATCGGGAAAGATGAAGAGTGGGCTGCTAAAACAAAGGCAGTTACTGGTTCTCGTGGTTGGGCTGCTTTGTACCAACAACGACCGACGCCAGCAGGTGGTAACATTTTCAAACGTTCATGGATTAAGTTCTATGTGCCAACATTATCCAAAAAAATTGAATTAAGTTTAGGCGATGACGTGGTTATTTTACCACGTCTTTTTGATAGACAAGCTCAGTCTTGGGACTGTACTTTCAAAGACACCGAAACATCTGACTATGTATCTGGTCAGGTATGGGGCAAGAAGAGAGCCGATTTTTATTTATTAGACCGTCATCATGAGCGTATGGGCATAGTTGAGACGATGAAAGCAATTGATGCCATGGCTGCTAAGTGGCCAAAAGCTCGCGGTATTTACATTGAAGATAAAGCTAATGGGACGGCTGTAATTGAAATGCTTAAAAATGAATTGAGCGGTATCATTGCAGTAAATCCAGAAGGCGGCAAAGAGGTACGGGCAAACGCTGTTGCTCCTATATGGGAAGCTGGTAATGTCTATCTTCCGCACCCATTGGTTTGTCCTTGGGTAGATGATTTCATTAATGAACTAGTAGCATTCCCAAATGCTGAACATGATGACGACGTTGACAGCATGACTCAAATTCTTAACAAAATGATTGGCAAAGTGAGCCTGAGAGAGAGGTATTTAGAATGAGATTCATTGAAGTGGTAGACATTGATAACAGTATTTTAAAGATAATTAATATTGAAGATATAAAAAATGTCCAAAAAGGAAAATACGCTGGAAGAACGCATATTGTTCTTAGAGATGGACATGTGATCACTGTGATTGATGACTTAGAGATTATCAAATGTAAAATCGTTAACGCAGGCGGATGTATATACTAACTCAATTATTTGAAAAGGTGGTGAGAACTTGGGAAATATAGCCAATGAAGCAAAACTATTAAAGTTGGATGGTAAAGCATATCGAAGTGATTTCATGATTGGTAATGGAAAAGGACACGCTAGAGACAATCTTTCTAGACAGAGACCAGGAACAAGCAAAAGACTTTCATATTCTCAGTTAGAGTCGCTCTATTCGTCTAATTCCATGGCTAAAAACATCGTGGACATTCCTGCAGAGGATTTAACTCGCAACGGTTGGAGTCTTAAAATGGAAGATGATAAAGTGAAAGCACTGTATGAAAGCAAATTGCGCCAATTAAAAGCCAAAGATCGACTGCAACAGCTGTTTACGTATGAGCGTTTGTATGGAGATGGCTTTGTAAGTATCGGGACCATTGAGAAAAGCGAATATTCTTTAAGTGAGCCATTAGACTTTGAAAACATCAAGAGTGTTCCGTACATCAATGCTTTTTCGGGCAAGAAGATTAGTAATCGAATTATTGATGAAGATGTTTTTAGTCCATATTATGGTCAGATTGAGTCATTTGAAGTCAATAATAGAACCAATAATAGTCGAATCCATCTATTAAATAATACGACTTACAGCACAGCGACCAAGATTCATCGGTCACGAGTTTTACACCAGCAAAATTTGCGATTCGAGGACGAGCTGGAAGGGTCATCTCTTTTAGAAAATCTTTACGATATCTTAACTGTAGCTGACACATCTGTTTGGTCAGTCGGACAAATTCTGTATGATTTTATTTTTAAAGTATACAAGTCAGCAGATGTTAGAAGTCTTACACCACAAGACAAACTAGAAATTGAAACTAAGATGGATTATCAATTCAGAACAGAAGCAATTGCTATCATAGACAAGGAAGAAAGTCTTGGTAAAGAGAGTTCTTCGGTAGCAGGTATCGGTGAACTTTTAGACTTTGTTTGGGATTATTTAGCAGGCGCTGCTCGAATGCCTAAGACTGTTTTAAAAGGGCAAGAGGGCGGAACTGTTACTGGAGCACAATATGATGTCATGAACTACTATTCTCGTATAACTGCTATACAAGAAAATCAGCTAAGGCCACACCTTGAATATCTCATGCGGTGTCTAATGTGGGCAGAGGACGAATGTGGTGGTCGACTTGACCCTGATTCAATCGAATGGTCCGTTGAATTCAATCCGTTATGGAACGTTGATAGCAAGACAGATGCTGAGATTAGAAAACTCACTGCTGAAACAGATAAGATTTACATTGAGGCAGGTGTATCTGATCCTGATGATGTTCACGAAGCTCGCTTTGGTCGTTTTGGCATAACAGAAACCTCTAAATTTAACGCGGATAGCTTGTCCAGGGATGAGTTAGATAAGATGGCTGCTGTAGTTTATGAAAATTACAAACAGGACAGAGATAATGAAAAATAATCCAAAAACGAGATATCCGTTACGTTTAGAAGAAAGCTATGCCAAAAACATTCAGAAGGCCGTAAAAGAAATAGAAAAAGTTTCGTTATATGAATTTGATAAGTATTTAGCACCGATGATAGATGAAAATAAGATAGTAAATGATTCAAAGTTTATTCAAGACGGAATATTCGATACCGCATCGAAACTAATCAAAAATGTGCAAACATACTTTTTAGGTATTCTTCAAAACAGAACTGCACAAAAAATAGTTCGTAAGCATATTAATAGTGTGAATGCGTTCAATAAGTCTAATGTGAACTCTCAACTTAGCGCTAGAGGAATAAATCCACTACAAAGCGAAAAGTGGTTGGATAGCTACGTTCAAGCTAAAATCGCAGAAAACGTCAGTTATATCACTAATATCCGTGATGACTATTCAAAAAAGTTTGAACAGGTTATTTATCGAGGAATCACAGAAGGCAAATCTTCAAGTGAGATAAGAAAAGGGCTTGTTCACCAAGCTGGTATGTCATCAGACAAAGCAGCGTTTATTGCTCGTGATCAGACAGGTACTATTTTAGGTCAGATGAATAGTGAACGCCAAAAACGAGCGGGATTTCAAGCTTTTAGATGGAGTGATAGTGGAGATGAACGTGTTAGGGATTCTCATCGAGAACGTAACGGGAAGATTTACCTTTATGCTGATAATCCCTTATTACCAGGCGAAGAATATAATTGTCGCTGTGTAGCTGAGCCGGTCGAAGATGAAGAATTGCTTGAAGAAGGCGTTGAGATTGGCCTTACTCATCAAGAAGAGCATGCGGTCAAGACATATGTTAGCTCTGAAGCTTACAAATTAAACGATAAGCTCAGAAATGGTTATCAGTTAGATGAAAGCGACTTGAAATTGATAGACAATTTAGACAAAGCGTTAGGCAAAATGACCAACTATGATGGTGAAGTAACACGTTCCATGTTTTTTGATAGCAGTGATGATCTAGTGAGGTTTGCTAACAACTACAATTTAAATGATGTTGTTCAATTTCCTGAATACATTTCGACTACAAAAGACATTTACTCAGAGCAAGACTCGTTAAGATTTGTTATAATGAGCTCAACTGGAAAAGATTTAGGTTCTTACAACAAGTCGGAAAAAGAAGTTCTGTTTAATCGTGATGCCAAGTTTATTGTTAAAGACAGATATTTATTGGATGGAAAACCATTTATAGTACTGGAGGAGTACCATGAATAAATATGAGAAAAACAAACGTAGATGGGAAGACGTTCCCAAATCAAAAAGTCTAGGTTACCCAG